GCATTATTTGATGCATTACCAGTATTAGCATTTAAATTATACATTACAGTATTAAACCAAGGAGTTGTTGTATTAATAAAATTATTAATATCATTAAGAATTGGTTGAGTAAAATTATGTGTTGATGTATTTGATGTATTTGATGTATTTGATGTATTTGATGTATTTGATGTATTTGATGTATTTGATGTATTTGATGTATTTGATGTATTTGATGTAGTTGATGTATTTGATACATTTGGTACATTTGGTACATTTGAATGAATAACATTAACATTAACATTATATATGTCATCAATATCAATTAATTCTGGCATATCAGCATATTCATCATTATCATCATATTCATCATCATCATCATATTCATCAGCATATTCATCAGCATATTCATCAGCATAATCATTACTATATTGATTATTATTTAATGATGTATTTGTTGTTGGTGTTTCAGGTGCAGGAACAGGTGTAGGTGCAGGTGCAGTTGATGATGTAGCAGATAATAAATTATATCTACAACAAGGACATGTTGTATGGTCATTTAACCATATATCAATACATCCAATATGAAATACATGATTACAATTATTAATTACTCTACAAATATTATCGTTATTAAATTGAACTTGGCATATTGAACACGAATCCGTCAAATTAGGTAATGTAATATCACAATATCTTGATATATTTGTAATATTATTAATATTTGATAAATTAACACCAGAAGTTATAACAGGTGTAGAATCCCTATTCAAAAGATTACTGCCAAAAATCTCAAAATGAGTTGCTGTTGGTATAAGATTTGCAAATTGTGTATCAAAAGGAAAGTTTGTATTACGATTAAGATAATAATTAAATAAATTTGTAGGTATAGGGTTCTGTGTTGGAGGATTTTGCGTTGGCGTTGGCGGGTTTTGTGTTGGTGTTGGTGGGGTTTGTGTTGGCATTGGTATAGGGTTCTGTGTTGGCATTAGTATAGGGTTTTGTGTTGGTGTTGGTATAGGGTTCTGTGTTGGCATTGGCATAGGGTTCTGTGTTGGCATTGGCATAGGGTTTTGTGTTGGTGTTGGCATAGGGTTTTGCATATAATTAAATAATCTATTTGGTTGTATATATTGTAAGTTATTATACCCTCCCAAACCATAATGTTCTCTATATAATGACATTGGGACAAAATGCCTTTCAATCAGTATTCTTTCTTCAAATCTATTATACATTGTATTATTCATTCTAAAATTTGATTGCATATTTGCCATTTATAATATTAATAATGATATATATTAGGTTCTAGATATATATTAGGTTCTAGATATATATTAGATTCTAGATATATATTAGGTTCTAGATATATATTAATTAGTTATCTTTAACTTTAAAAAATTGATTTTAAATTAATATAAATTGTAATTAAATTTAACTATTGTTATAATTAATAGTTTATATTTTGTAAATAAAAAATAAACATAATTAGTGAATATAAAGAAAACATAAAGAAAACATAAAGAAAACATAAAGTAAATATAAAGTAAATATAACAAAATAAATCACATCACCTCACATCATAAAAATGTCTCGTAATGGTTTACGTAATCGTAGTAATATATGTTTTATAAACTCAGTTTTACAGGCTTTATCTGTAAGTCCATTTATGAATGATTATATATCTAGATATAGTCGCGATGATAATAAATTATTTGAAGTAATTGGTAAATTTAATCTTGGAAAATTCAAGGCAGATAATATAAAAATAGAAGCTGAAAGAATACTAGATACAGATAAAAATGCTCTATCAAAAGATGAGATACGCATTTTAACAAAACTAACAACCCATAGTGCCGAAATATTCATATATATATCATTTAAAGAAATGATAAGGAATTTAAATAAACCTCTTGGTAAAGTATTAAATTGCGAATCATTTCTTTCAATAACAAAGGAATTAACAGATGGAACAGGATTTGAAAACTTATTCAGTGGTGAACAAAATGACCCACACGAGTTTATAGTATATATATTAGATAAACTTCATACTGCCAAATCAACTAGTGTTCCTATTGAATTACCTTCAAATATTGATGAATTAGATATATATTATAAATTATATTTGAAACATTATAAAAATAGATTCGAAAATGATTATTCATACTTTGTTAAAAATTTCTATTATTATGTATTGAAATGTATTGAATGTGATAAATGTAAAAACAAAACATACGATTTATCACCAAATGATGTTCTATTATTATCAATACCGCAAAAATTACAAGACGATAATATTCGTTTACATGATTGTTTAGATAATATGTTCAATGTGGAAAACATAGATTATAAATGTGAAAATGCATCATGTGATAATACACATAATAATCGTAGTCAAAAATTTATTATTTCAAATCCAAAAGTATTAATTATTACAATTAAAAGATATTTACAAATGCCAAATGGGCGTTTTGTTAAAATAAACAAAATGATTAATTATCCAGAAGTATTAAATATACAGAAATACTATTGTGGTAATGACCATCGTGAATATGAATTATATGCTATTATTAATCATACAGGAAGTATAGATAGCGGACACTATTATTCATATATAAGAACTATGAAAGATGATGGTAAGGGTTTTAACGACCAATGGTTATGTTGTAATGATTCACAGGTTAGTTTAATAACAGATGAACAAGCATTATCATCGCAAAATGCTTATATGCTATTTTACAATATGATTTAATCATATGAAATCGTAAATACTTACATAATATAGTTTTTTATTTTATATAATTTTTAATATCTAATTTTTAATATCTAATTTTTAATATCTAATTTTTAATATCTAATTTTTAATATCTAATTTTTAATATCTAATATATAATTAAATTATCTAAGTTATAATCTAGTATATAGAATAATAAAAACAGAAAGAATTAAAAATAAAATACTAAATATACAAAATGATTTATCCACAATTAACAGGCGAACCCAATTTTATTTTAATAGGTGTAGCAGCAGTTTTTGGTTTGTTAGTAATTATTATGATTTATTATATTTTTATTAGCAAACATTCTGGTGTACAATATGATAATGAAAATCGCAGATATATTCAACAGCCTATGATTACAAAATCAACATCATCATCATCAGTCCCAGTTGGAATGGATTCTGCTGGGGCTTATGCATCAGCATCAGCAACACCAACATCTCCATCTCCATCTCCAACATTAAGTAATCCTGGCATTAAACAAGTATTCAATATAACTAAAAATATTTATACATTAGATGATGCACCTGCTGTATGTGGTGCATTAGGTGCCGATTTAGCATCTATTAATCAATTGGTTGATGCTCACAAATCGGGAGCTGATTGGTGTAATGTTGGATGGACTAAGGATGGATTAGCAGCATTTCCTCTACAAAAAGATACATGGACAACTTTACAAGATAATGTTCCAGAAAAACGCAACATGTGTGGTTCTCCTGGTATTAATCTTGTTCGCAACGACCCTAATCTTTTATATGGTGTAAATTGTTATGGTGTAAAACCAGAACCCAAAGGCAATGAAAAAGTTAAAAATGCAATGATTAGTGATAAACAATTTGCACTTAATGCAAAAATAGCAGCATTTCAAAAGAATATGAATGATATTGGTGTAGCACCATTTAATGCTAGTAGTTGGAGTAGTTAAAATATATAGTATAGTTGGTATAGTTAGTATACACCATTTAATTTATTTACAATGGTATAGCATCTAGACCACAATTACATGAGCGTTTTGTAAAACCTAATGTTGTATTATCAATCAATAAGTTTTTAGTTTTCTTAGATTTCTTAGATTTCTTAGATTTCTTAGATTTCTTAGAACTATTACCTTTTTTAGATTTATTAGATGATTTTTTAAATTTTCCAGATTTACTAAATTTACTAAATTTACTAGATTTATTAGTTTTCCTATATATTTTTTTAAGATTTTTCATTATATACACTATCAGTATAAACTATCAGTATAAACTATCTATATATAAATAAGCCTATTATTATTTATAGATAAAAAAATAAAACTTACAATATAAAATGTAAATGCAAAATCTTAAAAAATCTTAAACAATCTTAAAAAATCTTAAAAAATCTTAAACAATCTTAAACAATATTAAAATATTTTTTATTTTCATATTTTTTATTTTCATCTGTGATATTTTCATTTTCATCTGTATTATATGTTTTTGGTATTGGTATTATAGTTGAATAGTTTCTAAATTCATAACTATGTATATTACTATTCATATTACTAATATTTTGAGTCATATCAATAATTGTTGCATCTTTAATAATAGGTGGTTGTGGTTGTGCAAATGCTGATACACAAACATATTTTTTTTTCCCTCCGGTTGTATGTGTGTTTACTACTGTTTTAGGTTGTATAGGGTAATATTGAGTAGCCATATTATTTAATATAATCAAATCAATAACTAATCAATTACTAATCAATTACTAAATAATTACTAAATAATTACTAATCAATTACTAAATAAGTTATAAAGGTAAATGATAAATATAAATATAAATTAAAAACGCAAGTTAGGTTTTATATTATAAATTAAGTAAATTAATATTTTTTTCAATTTTTATATATTTTAGTTTTCATATTCTGTTTTTCATATTCTGTTTTTATTGTAATTATAAAAAATTCTAAAAAACATATACATTCAATAACCATATATACATTCAATAACCATATATACATTCAATAACCATATATACATTCAATAACCATATATATTCAATAACCATATATACATTCAATAACCATATATATATTCAATAACCATATATACATTCAATAACCATATATATTCAATATTGAATCTTTAATTGTAAATTCTGTGAGGCTTTAGCCTCACTAGCTTTTAGTTAAGTTTTGGCAAAACTTAATTGGTAAAAGCCAACCCAGCCATTCCACTCATTATACGCAAAACATTGTAATTCGTTGCATATATACGGCATTTTGCAGTATCAGTATTTGATATTGTAATAGGTGAAGTGTAAGTAGCCGATGTAATATTCAACAATAATTGAGCTATATCAATACGTGAAAAATTGCAAGTTCCACTAGGTTGGTGTTCCTCGGGCTTTAATGCAAATGAATATACATTTATACCTGTTGCAGGGCAATTTTCATGACATTCTTGCGGTATTACAGTATTGAAATATCTCCCCTCTCTTTGAGTAAACCGGTCATGACCATTTAATTGCAATTTTGCCAATTCTATTGGATTTTCACCTGAATCGAAAACAGGCAAATGTGAAGTCCATCCATGTGATGATGTCGGTAATGGTGCTCCAAATAAATCATTAAATGAATATACTGAAATATTTGAATAGTAATTTGTACCCATTTGTCCTGCTGTTGCACCGCTACCATTACCAGTCCCGCTCATTGGTAGACTATTATACCAATTGCCAGAGTTAAAAGCTGCTGTTCCAATACCTCCACCCAATGGGTCTTGTGGTGTTCCGGAAAAATATGTATAATCAATTGAGTCAGTAAAATTAAACCATTGTTGTCCTCCATAATTGCTCATAAGAGTGGGGTCAATTAGACTATCTTTTTGAACTGTCCAAATGATTTCTTTAACCGGATGATTAAACGCCATTTTCATTTGTTCTACTGTATTTATAACAGGCATGTCTCCATTAAATTGTAATTGTTCTATTAAATATTCATGACTTGCTTGGGCAAAACGCCGGCGTTCATCAGTATCTAGATATATATAGTCAACCCATAGACTAACATCTAGTAAGTCCGTTGGAACACGTGCTGTGCTTGATGCCCAATAACAATCTTGAACATTAGCCAACTGTAAATTTAATTTAATATCATGATATTGTAAGGCAATTAGAGGTAATGCAAGACCAACATTTCTATTAAACCAAAAACGCAAGGGAATATAAAGTGTTATTGATGGGGTAGCCTCTGTGCTAGATTGTACCAAACGCGGAACATTACCAACCATTGTAGCATATCCAGCCTGGTGTCCAAAAGTTTGTGTAAGTTCATTCCAAATATGAAGCCAATGACCATAATGACGGTCTATTTTTTGACCTCCAATTTCAATTTCTGCCTGTTGTATTATAATATGACCCAACCAATTTAACCATCGAAATTGGTCAGTTCCTCCATTATTAGTAGGAACGCTAGGTAATTTAACTGTTATATACATGCGATATAAAAGGTCTCCGTTGCGGGATATTGTAGCACTTATATTTTTACCCCAAGTTGCGTATCCGTTGAAAACCTGCTGTATAGGTTCAATTGAAAAATTAGTATGACGTCTATAAACTACTTTAAAAAATGTGATTTGTGGGTTTCCTGTAAGATAAATATCTTGTGAACCATAAGCTACTAATTGCATTAAACCTCCTCCCATTTTTTATGTTTTATTTTTTTTTTACTTATGCTTTAATATACTAATGCTAATTGCTATTTTTTAATAAGATTTTATTTTACTATACTAAACTATATACTAAACTATATACTAAACTATATACTAAACTATATATATTTGTAATTAAAAACATATACATATTAAAAAATTGAATTTATATGTAATATAAACATGTATTATATAATAATTTTATACTTAATATACTTATAATATACTTACAAAGCAAAATTTATTAATTATTTACTAATTGAAATGGAATTCGCATCTGCATCTGCATCTAAAATTGTTTCTAATACTTCAACCGAAGAATTAAAAGATTCTAATACACAAAAGACATTTATAATTCCTATGTCTGTTGAAGCTTATGAAACACAATCAAAATTAGCTACAAAAAAAGCATTAGAAGAACTTAGTAATCAAATGAAAGATTCAATTAAACCTAAATCTAAACTAATTACTGAAACACTTGCAATTGATTCTAGCACTGATACAGATTATGAATTATATAATGATAATAGTAAAAGTGATAATGAATATAATGATAATCATAGCGATAATCATAGAGATAATCATAGAGATAATTATAGCGATAATCATAGCGATAATGATAAATACAATAATGATATTGATATTGAATATAATGATTCTAGTAAAAAACGCAAACCATCAAGTGATGTGCATGTAATAATTAAGCATGTTAGTGAAAAAAAACAAAAACCTAATACCAGTAGTAGCAACAGTAGCAGTAGTAGCAGAAGTAGCAGAAGTAATAGTAATAATAATAATAATAGTAGTAGTAGTAATATTTCTAAAAATGTTAAGAAAAATGATAATACAAATACAAATACAAATACTATACATGATGCAATATTTTCTCAACACGATAAACAGATTTTAAAACTTGAAACTAGTATTACAAATCTTAATAAGGAGCTCTCGCTAGTTAAAAGTAATAAATCTACTCTTAAAAAAGAAAATACTGAATTAGAAACTAAACTATATTTTATTCAAATTGATAATTGTAATAATTTAGTATTTATAAATAAACTAAAAGAAGATAATGAAAAACTTACAAAATCAATTGAGAATAATTCTATAATAAACAAAAAATACATAGAAATACTAAAAAAAGAAAATGAAGTATTGGTAATTGATAATAAAAAGAAAGATGCTATTATTAAAAAAAATAATTTACATATGCATTTTATGAAATTATTAATTTTATTCCTTTTAATTATGTATATTTTGGCATAGAGGTATATAGAAGATATTTTTTTATAGTTTTTGTTAAATTTTATGATTTAAGTTTTTGTTAAATTTTATGATTTAAGTTTTTGTTAAATTTTATGAAAAACTTATTTCATAAAACTTAACAAAAACTTAAATATAAATATAAGTTAAGCAATAAGTAATAATAGGATATATAAGTAATAATAGGATATATAAGTAATAATAAGATATATAATAACTAAATAATTAAAAATGAATCTAGATACAGAAACATGGGATGTTATAAATTCATATTTTCGAGACATACCAAATACTCTTGTTAGACATCATATAGATAGTTATAATGATTTTATTATAAATAAGATACCACAAATTTTTAAAAACTTTGAGAATAATCCCCAAACAAATATTGTATTGCTAGATGCAAATGATATACATTCCGGTATTACATATGAAATTAAAGTATATTATGGTGGTAAGAATCATGATAAGTATAAATTCGGTAAACCAACAATTGTTAATTTCCCATCAGGTGATATAAGCCAATTATATCCAAATGAAGCTCGATTGAAAAAGCTTACTTATGGTGCAGACTTTTTCTATTCTGTGGAAGTAGAATGCACAATGAAAAAAAATGGTGTTATCATATTCGAAAATGAACCTGTTCCAAACCCAGGCTATCTTGATAATATTCATCTTGGTAAAATACCAGTTATGTTAAAATCATGCCTATGTATTTTAAATGATGCAAGTAGTGAAATGTTAGTACAAATGGGAGAAGACCCATACGATTTAGGAGGTTATTTAATTTTAGATGGTAGTGAAAAAACCATTGTATCACAAGAACGCAAAGCAGAAAATATTATATTTCTTAATACTGTCACTCAATCAACAGGAACTGAAAAATATACTCATTTTGTTGATGTTAAATGTGTAAGTGATGAAGCCTTTTCAAAAGCAAGGACAGTAAAAGTTCAGTTTGAAAAAGATGGTCCAATTACTGTAAGACTGGGTCAATTGCGACCTCTTCTTAAGGAAAATAATAATCGCGATGTTCCACTATTTATAATGTTTAGGGCTTTAGGAGTTGAAACTGATAAAGAAATAATACAATATATAATTGGCGATGAATTATATAATAATATTAATAGTGAAAAACAAAAAAATAATGATTTAACATTACAAATGTTAGATTTATTGAGACCTAGTATATTAGACCCTTATATTATTGATGAAAAAATATATGATAGAGAACTAGCAGAAGCATATTTAGTTGTATTACCATCACGCGCAGACAATTCAAATAGCGGAAAAGGTGGTGATGGTAAAGGTGGCAAAGATGGTGATAGTAAAGGTGGCAAAGATGGTGATGGTAAAGGTGGCAAAGGTGGCAAAGGTGGTAATGTTGATGGTAAATCTGGCAAAGATAATTATAGTGAAATAAGTAGTAATAAAGTCACACAATTAAGTTATTTATATAGCACACTTAATGAATCCCTTTTCCCTCATATAAATAATACAAGTAATAATGTTAATAAATCTAAGGCATATTATTTGGGATATTTAACACGTAAGCTTCTATTATTAAAATTGGGTTTAATAAAAGATACTGATAGAGACAATTTTATAAATAAACGTATTGATTTGTCAGGGTTTCTTATGGCATCATTATTTCGCGATGCATTTGATGAAGTTATACGTAATGTTCGAGTATCAATAGGAACTAAATATACTTTTAACTATAAAGAGTATAGTGGCGATAATATAGTAAATATAATAAATGAAACTACATATAAGAAATTTTTTAGTATAGATAAATTTAAAGAACATTTCAATAGTCAATTAAAAGTAGGTAATATTGGTGAGAAAAAGGGAGTAGTTCAATTATTAGATAGAGGAACCCGACACTATACAATTGCACATCTTAGACGTATTATTGATAATATAAGTGGTGGTCAACGAGTCACAAATAATAGACGTAGATTACATGCTACACAATATGGTTGTGTTTGTCCCGCTGAGACACCCGAAGGGCAAAAAGTAGGTCTTAATAAAGGTCTAGCAATTATTTCTCATATTACATTTGGTTGTAATACAAAACCAATAAGAGAATTTTGCATTTCACAAGGTCTAGAAACACTTGATGATTTTTTACCTGCTGAAATACATAATTTATGTAAAGTATTTATAAATGGAAACTGGTTTGGATGTCATCGCAACCCTGAGGCATTCATAGAAATATTTAGACTTTATAGACGTAATGGTTTAATTAATATTTTTACCAGTATTGCATGGGAATGTAGTGAAAATGAAATTAAAATTTATACTGATGGAGGACGTTTTGTTCGCCCATTATATATTATTGAAAATAATAATTTATTAATACAACCACATCATATTAAAGATATTAATACAAAAACTATTAGTTTTACTGACCTTGTATCTGGATTTAGAAAACGTAAACATGAATATAATTATTATGATGATGACGTAAAATCTTTATCTAGTATTTATATTGATAGTAATGAGACAACTGGTAGTGGGAGTGGTAGTGGGAGTGCTAGTGCTAGTGGAAACACACAACACAGTATTATAATTGATAAATTGAGAGAATCCCAATCAGTTATTGAATATATTGATTCTCAAGAATTTGATACTACATTATTATCTTCCAGTTTCAATATATTACATAATAATTTGCAACATTACACACATATTGAATTACATCCAAGTATGTTTTTAAGTTTCAATGCACACTTGTTGCCATTCATTCAATATAATGCCGGAACACGTGTGATTTACGGTAGTAAAATGGTTAAACAAGGTATATCAACTTATTCTATGAATTTTAATAATAGAATTGATACTAGTGCTATGGTTCTTAATTATCCCGAAAAACCAATGATTACATGTCGATTAAATAATGCTTTAGGTGGAGATAAATTTGGTCATGGTCAAAATATTTTTGTTGCTGTTGCAAAATATAATTACAATCAAGACGATGCAATTGTCGGTAATCAAAGTTCTATTGATATGGGTCTATTTGGAATAAGTTATTATAAAATGTATGAAGACCATGAAGAAACCAATACAAAAACTGGTGATGAATTCCATTTCTATAATCCTGATTTACAATTTAAAGATGAAATGCCAAATTATCCTGAAAAATTATTGGGTGGTAAATTGAAAAATAATTATTCAAAAATGGATAAATACGGTTTACCAATTAAGGGTGAATTTATTGAAAATGACGATATTGTAATTGGTAAATATTTTAAAACTAAAGATGATAGTGGCAATGTTGAATATAGAGATATGTCAACACCATCAAAAACAGATATGAATGGAAGTTTCGTAGACCGAGTATTCACATGGCAAACTAATCAAAATGGTGATAGAATGGTAAAAGTCCGCACTTGCCAACATAAACCACCTGTTATGGGAGATAAATTTTCATCACGCAATTGTCAAAAAGGCACATTTGGTATTGTTCTTAAGAAAGAAGATTTGCCTTATACTGAAGACGGAATTGTTCCTGACATGATTCTTGACCCGGCAAGTTATCCAAGCCGTATGACAATGTCGCAATTCATAGAAATATTATTTGGCAATATGGCACCAGAATTGGGTTTATTCGGTTCATATAATGCATTTGAAACTGTTAATCTTGAACAAATAAATGATATTCTTGAAACAAAACTGGGTATGACATCAATGGGAAATAGATTTCTTTATAATGGAATGAGTGGACAACAAATGGAAGTAACCATGTTTAGCGGTATTGTATACTATCAAAGATTGAAATATTTAGTTGATGATAAAATTAATATACGTGAAAGTGGACATCGCGATAATCAAGGAATTACTATGCCAGGGGGGTTTTATACTGTTAAAGAACGGCAAAGTGTTGCAGGTAGAGCAAATCATGGAGGATTGCGCATCGGTGAAATGGAGAGAGACGCATTATTATCGCATGGCATATGGGGTTTCATAAAAGAAACATATATTGAAAGATGTGATAAGTTTATTATACAAGTTAGTAAGGCTTCTGGGGAAATTAGTATTTGTAATCCGGAGTCTTATTTATTTTATGATAATCAAACAGATGGTATTGTTTCATACCAAATAGATGATAAACTTGGTAAGACTAGTAAGGTTAATAAAGGTAATAAAACAGGATTAATTGCTGAAAACATAATAGGTTTAAATACATATGGACATAAGCAATTGGATTATGTACAGTTAGTTGTTCCATATACATTTAAACTATTATTACAAGAAATGCAAGGTATGTGTATGAGTGTAAAGATGGATGTTAATTATTTAAACAAACTTAATGATAATAATAATAATAATAATAATACAGAAGGTGGGATTATAGAATTAACAGAAGAAGACATTGATAATATGCTTAATTATAATGGGGATTTAGATGGCGACGGAGATGGCGACGGAGATGGCGACGGAGATGGTGTTGAGGTAGATGATGGGGAAGATAATTATAATGAACAAAACGGCGGAGGTGAAGATGATGATGATGATGAAGACGATGAAGATGAAGATGCTGAAGACAATGAAGATGATGAAGTCGCTGAAGATAATGGATCAAATGGAACAAATGATGAAAATAATAATGAAAATCATGAATTAATAAATCAAAATGGAGGTAATGCATTAAATCAACCTTTTCAAAGAGCTAATTTAAATGCTGATATCATGCCAGGAGGTATGATGAATGGTATGATGAATCCTATGCAAGGTGGTATGATGAATGGTATGATGAATCCTATGCAAGGTGGTATGATGAATGGTATGATGAATCCTATGCAAGGTGGTATGCAAGTTCATATGGATAAAGGAAATGATGATGATACGCAACATATAGATTTATCAGCATATGGTGGCTCAAAACCAGAATTTGATATTAAGGAAAGAGATGATTATCAAGTTATTGAAGATATGAATTCTAAGCTATTAGGTTTGCAAACAGGAGGAGCTAGAGATAAATTAGAAAATGCAAAATCACAAGGTATAAATAATATTTTACAATCTCAACCAATTCAAATGCAAAATGATATTATGCAAACCGGCGGAATGAAAACCATGAATAATCAAGGTTTAAATATGTCATATGGACAACAACAACCTATGATGAATCAACCCATGATGAATCAACAACAACCCATGATGAATCAACAACAACCCATGATGAATCAACAACAACCCATGATGAATCAACAAAATGGAGGAATGCCAAGAGTAAGTTTTGATTCAAATATTAAAGTTGTTGAATTAGATACCAAAGTTAGTGATGGTTTTTTTTATAGCGGTAGTAAAAACTTAGACCCATTTGCAAAATAAAACATGAAAACATAAAAACATGAAAACATGAAAACATGAAAACATGAAAACATGAAAACATGAAAACATGAAATATAAAAATTGAAAAAAACAATATAAAAAAAGAATATAAAATATAACTAAGATAATATTAAATAATTACAAATAAAATATTTAAAGACTACCATAGTATATAGTATATTGTATATAGTATATAGTTTTATAATAAACACAAAAATGACTGAAATATTCAAATATTTTAAATATGTTTATGATTCTAGAATACATTTATTAGAAATGTTAGAAGATAGAGGTTATGATGTATCACATCTTATGAACTATACACATGATGAAATTAAAGTTATGTTAAATGAACAAAAAACAGGTAAATTTGTATCTCTTCCAGATATTGGACCACTTGATATATTGCTTGAAAAAAACACCGGGACACCATTAGCTGAAAAAATATATGTAAAATATCGTCTTGAATCAAAATTCAAAGGCACTACTAATTTAAATGCACAAATTACTGAAATATTTGAAAAATATCTTACGAATAAAGATACACTTATAATTCTTAATATATGTAGAGTATTAATTAAACCAGGAGTTAAGGAAAAAACAGATGAAGAATTTGGAAATAATTTATTAATAACTAAAAATTACTTTGTCCAACTCTTTGGTTTAGAAAATTTCCTATTTAATGTTAGTAGACACCAATTTGTTCCCAAACATCGTATATTATCAAAACAAGAATCTCTTGATTTAATTACAAAATTTAACTGTAATGTTAAAAATATACCTACAATAAAAAGAGACGATGCACAAGCTAAGTATATAGGTTTGCGACCTAGACAAATTTGTGAAATTAAAGTAGAAAATGTATCATCTGGATATACAACTAAATATCGTCTATGCGTAACTAATTAAAATATATGGATATATATGGATATATATGGATAGGTATAGATAAATAAATGAAATTATATATTTTTGCTATTTTTAGTATTTTTTAGTATTTTTTAGTTTTTTTAGTATTTTATTTTTTTATTAATAAAAATTGTTTTTAAAATATGTATAAATTTATATTATTATTTCAAGTAATAATTTTGAAAGATTACTTTGAACATGGCGGCTCCTAATGTATTCAATGTTGTGTATGATGATGAAAAAAAAAACACTATATTTACTTTCAGTAATGGTGAAAAGGTAGTTATGCCAGCAAATCAGCCAATGTATAAATTTACAGAAGGGCTTATCGAAAAGCAAAAGCAAAAGCAAAATGAAGAAAAGCTTGCCGCTGATAGAAGTGTAGCTGAAAATTGGGTACAACGTGATTCACACTTGTATGAACAACGCGCCCGAACAAATGCGATGAATTCTGCTAATGCAGTTTTTCAATATCACTATGATTTGAAACGGGCAGAAAACAAATCAAAAAAATTTTCAAAAAACTATGCCGCTAAATTTTACTATGCCGAATATAATAGGCAAATGAGTATTCATTACCAAGAATACAATGACATCATCTCTAGCCGTATGAAATCAATGGGGTTTTAGGTAGACATTTATACATTTTGTCATTTAAGACATTCTTATATCTAGATATGTAGTTATTTATATGTAATTATTTATATGTAATTATTTTATTATTTTTTTTTATTTTTTATTTTTATTTATAAATAAATTAACTAATACTACAAGAGACTATGATTAATATTTATACCATTGAAGAATTAAAATATGATTAATAATTAATAAATAATAAAATGAAAACTAAAATGAAAACTAAAATGAAAACTAAAATGAAAACTAAAACTAAAATGAAAACTAAAATGAAAACTAAAACTAAAATCAAATATAGTTCTAGAACAAAAAAAGTTTCAAATACACAAATTAAATCACATCCTATTACAATACTTTCTTATAATGTTTCATGGGAATCTATGTCAGGAAGTGATAGTAAATGGGCACTATGCAATAATAACACAGATTCAACAAACCCGAGACATAATTCTGTATGTGTAAAAAATATTGCCAATGTTATTGATGATTATGAAAATAAGGATTCAAAAAACCATATTGATTTTATTACTTTACAAGAATCTAGTAATTTTAAATATCTTATTAAACAATCACCTAAATTGAAAATGATGAAACATGTAGTTCACAATTCGGGTCTAGATACAATTACTACTTTTTGGAATGATATTAGTGGGAGTAATAGACTTACTGGAAGTAATGGATATAAATTATTATATACAATAAAAGGGGAATTTGAAAAAGGAAGACCCTGGATGGCTACTGTTTTTAATAATAATAGGGAAATGGAAATGGAAATGGATATGGATATGGATATGGATATCTTATGTTTAATAAATGTACATATGGGTCATTATGATGAACATGAACAAATTGAAAAACTTGATAATATGATGATAGATATAAAAGGTAAGCTTGATAAATTATGTAAAAATGGTAAAAATGGTAAACATGATAGATATGATAGATATGATAGATATGATAAAAAACACAATCATACTAATATACGTTATGTTGTATCTGGCGACTTTAATTTTGATATGAAAGAATTTGGTTTTATTTCTAGTTCTAGTTATATAATTAAAAAAAATAAAGTAAATAAAGTAAATAAAGTAATTATGATTGGTGGAATACCATTTTATTATAATGAAAAACATATTTTAACTTGCTGTATTAATAGACGCAAGCATAATGACCATGTTTTGGATAGTTTTTCTAAACCATTAGATATTTTCATACCGGATGCTAAATTTATGGCGTCAGATCATAAACCTATTGTTGTTAAAATAGGTTAGTGGCTTTGGTGTGTTGGGTTTTAGGTTTTCGTTTTGTGTTTGTTTTATGTTTTTTTTGTTAGGTTTGTTTTTTTGTTTTTATTTGGTTGTTGAGATTAGAATTCTTCTTCTTCCAGTGGTTGGGTTTCCCCCCATCCTGTAAATTCTGCTGCTGCTTCTGCTTCTTCTTCTCCTTCTTCTGCTTCTACTTTTGCTGCTTTTGCTTCTTCTGCTGCAATCTTTTTTGCTTGTCTATCTTCCCCACCGTCAATTATCGTAGCATCAAATATTTGATTTTCATTTGTATCTTTATTTGTATCTTTATCTTTATTTGTATCTTTATTTGTATCTTTATTTGTATCTTTATTATATTTTAAAGTTCTAATTTGATAACCACATTGTGTCAATTCTTTTGCTATGTTTTCTGTTTTTTCTTCATTTTCTGTATAATAATATTCAACATCATCTGTAGAATCTTTCCAATATTTAAAGCATTTTTCCTTAAATTCACCATTTTTTTTTTCATGAGTTTTAGTTAACATAATAATAATACTAATTCCTTGTTGAATTAATAAATTTTTAAAATTTGCAAGATTATCAACTGCAGGACCTTCTGCAGCTATAACACAATTTTTTACACTTGAACCAGGAAATCTCATCATTCTATTTGCACCATAAATATTAGTGCAATCTTTTGTGTTTGGTTCGCCTAAATGTATTCTTGTAAACTCATTAGGTATAATATTAGCATATCTAAAACAATTTGTGGGTAATTCTGTTTTTGTAGTAGGTGTTTGTTCTTTTAGTTTTATGTTTACAGAATTATTAAAATTATTTTGTGATTCTTCCAAAGCCATAAATTGCATTTCCCAATCTGAAAATATTTTTTTTCCACTTCCACTTCCACTTTCATATTCAATTTCTACATTAATTAAATTTTCATTATTTAATGAAATATATGTATTTAATTCTTTATCCATATGCTGTTCATTTGATTTTAATAAATATTCAAATATAAATTGATATTGCTCAAATGTTTGAACTATGGAAGAATGTCTGTGAAATCTAGCACTTTTTATTTCACAATTTATATCTTCTAAAGTAATAAAATAGTTTGGATATGCTTTTTGTTTGTTTTTCCAATGTAATTTTAATAGTATACGTAGAATTACATAAATTGTTCCTGTTCTTCCTACACCAGCACTACAATGGATTAATATACCATTAATACCATTTTCTGGATTATTGCTACCTGCTATTATGCCTACAAGTTCTTTAATAAAATTATCAAAATTTTCATAATCTATATCATCATTAATATCAGGAGCACCGTGGTCAGGCCATGATGTATACCAATAATGTGTAATTGTATGTTCT